AGTAATAGCAGCTTGAGCCTGTTCTTGTATTTGTTTGATTTCTTGTTGTAATAATGAAACTTTTTTAACATCAATATCTAGCTGCTCTTTAGCAGCCGCAATATCTTCTTTAATTAAATCAATAGGATTGGTCATGTTTATTGTGTAATTGTATAAATTATAATAAAGAGTTTATGACCCTTCAAGTGCGGTTACTTTCGCTGATAATTCTTGTATTGCTTTTATCATTGGTGCGATAAATTCTGTATATCTTAAACCATATCTATCAAAAGGTGTTTCTAATGCTACCTCTTGTGAATTACCCTCTTCATCAATTTCATTTTTAGTTGTGATTTGATCTTTACAAAAACCAGCAAAATCTGTTGCTGACTTACTTAACGTTCCAAGAACTGTCTCTATGTCTTGTGCTATAAGTCCGTAATGTGTTCTTGTCTTGTTATTAAATTTATAAGAAACTGGACTTAATTTATTTATAAAATCTAAACCTAAATCAGAAGCAACTATTGTATTTTTTTCATTTCTATCTGATGTTTGGATGCTGCCATTAGTTGCTCTTACATCATCCCATCTTAATGAAGATGTTCCAAGGTCACGAAGATTATCATCACTTGAATGAAATGCACTAGCATCCATTTCATATTTGTTATCAGCACTTATTCTAAAAGTAAAATGATTGGCATTATGGTCATAATCCATACGACCTACATCACTATCAGAAGAATCTCCAAAATTTACTCTTGAGTGAGCAGTATCATCTTGAGTTTCAAGTTGCAAGGTAGCATCACAATTAGCATTATCTTGTGCCAAGATAACGAAAATAGTATCACTTGATGTGCCAGTTCGTGTAACTTTTGCGCCCGAAGCTGTTGTCTCAAAACGAAGTTCATTATCAAAATAGAGTTTCACCGCATCATTTACAGTCATAGTTGCATGAAGTTCATCTCTTGCTTGGTTTTTAAAACTTAATAGACCACTTGAAATAGTTATGCCACCTGTACCTTCATCAGCAATAAATGACTCTGTGCCTGAGTGGTAGAATTGGAGGTCATCTGCATTACCTAGTTTTATTTTTTTATCATCTGGTAAATCAAGTTCACCATACTGTATTACATTTCCACTTGTATCCAAACTCCATTTTGTAGATTGCCCTCCGCTAACATCATTAGTTAGCCTAAAACTATTATCAGAAAATGTACTTTGCATAGCCCATGTATCGCCATTGTCGTCACCTTCATCAGCAGCTAAAAAAACTTGAGCAGAAGCACCCTCAAAACCTGTTACTGTGACTCTTGCCGTTCCACTTGGATCTTTTACTTCTATACCAGTTGAGTTTAAAGTAAGTAGCGTATCACTTCCCCTTTGTAGTTGAAATTCACCTGTACCTCTATCTCTAAGAATGCTGTTTGACCCATCATGAAAAAGTATAAAATCCCCTCCACTTGCACTTCCTAACTGTAATTCATGATTGTCTGGAATTTTTAAATGACCTGTCATAGTTATATCACCATCACCAGCTATGGCCCACACCTCAGTAGGTGAGCCAGAAATATCATTATAAAGTTTTAGTTTTCCTGATGATGCCTGACTTTGTATTAGCCACTGATCTCCATTATCATCTCCTTCATCGGCAGTTAAGTAAAGATTCGCATTATTACCTTCATGACCAATTATCGTAACAGCAGCAGTACCATCTGGATCCTCTATCTGAATACCTGTACCATTTAAACGCATCATTGTATCACCCGCCCTTTGAAGCCGTAACTCACCTGTACCAGTATCATTAATAATGCTGTTACTGCCGTCATGTTTGATTACTAGATCTCGGCTATTACCAAAAGTTGCTTCAGCATTATCAGCAAATTCAAGTGAATTTTGTGAAGCGTCAAAGAGTATATTTGCAGAAGCCCCTGTAAATGTAATATCTCTATCTATAGTGCCATCTAAATTTATTAACTCTACCCATGCTGAGTTTGCACTATTACGAATTTTAAGTTTATTATTATTTGTATCAGCCCAGATCATATAGGCCACAGTAACGGCAGGGGAGGATGCGTTACTGTTGTTTGACAATATTGCAGATAAAGCATTATTTAAATCTGAACGAAAACTGGCTCCCGATTGGTTCGCTAGATTATAATCATGTGTTGCCATAAGTCAGTTATACCAGTAGGTTAAAAGGATTAGGTTTCTTCCGCACCAAAGCCATTTGCTTGATATGAAAATGTGCGGTCAATAGCAGCATTTGAACTATTGAAAAAAGTAATAGTGAAGCCTGTACGACTTTCACTACTAATTACATAATAGTCCCCTGTAGCCATATTACTAGCAGTTATACCAATTTTTGGGGGTTGAACAAAGGCTTTATTAAAGGTTATGACTTTTGCACCAGTACCGCTAGTTGTAGAATCACTTTCAGTTCTGTTTTCAAACTGCATGGTATAACCTAATTCATCAATTAAAGGAGTTTGATCTGCATATTCTGCGGTCAAATCAGCTTTAAATTGAAATACCCTTCCTGTAAACCTACCGTTTTCTAAAGGTATAAATGGGCCATAACTTTGTGAATCTTCTTGAGAAAATTTATTATCATCTTCAAGTAAAATAAATTCATCGTTTTCATCCGCTATTTCCTCATCGGCTGGTGCGGTATTACTTTTTCTAAAAGATAATACACAGTTTGTCTCGTCAGGCAACGCCCCATCAAAATCTGTCCATTCATCAATATTTGTAAAATGTAGATCAATAGTATTGTTTGGATATAAACCTCTTGTTTGTAAATGTCTTTTGATCTCGACTGTAAATACGGCTCCAAGATCAACTTTATCCTTGAAAAAATATGTTCCAGTAGGTAAAAGAGTCCCACCAAAATCTATATTTTGTAAATAACCCTCTTCAAAATCAACTTTATCATCAATCAGATCATCAGTTTCTAAAGCTAATGCATTATACTCATCGGAAAAAAATATATTATCTCTTTGCCCCTGAAAAGGTGGTGATGTGGTATCTTCTCTGACTTGAGTATGTAACAGCTTAGGTAAGTCATCAGGAAGATCAATAATTACACTTTTGGCATTTGCAGATTTATTTTCATTTGTATCTTTAAATTTAATCATGTAAGTTCCGTTCATTAACGGTAAAATCAAACTATCTGTATTTGCTTGTACTTCTCTTAATGCTGTTGTCTCAGGCCATATAGCACTACCGTCAGTTAGTTGTGAATGTCTAATAATTGCAACTAATTCATTTTTATTTCCTGTGAAGTCTGATGGTATTGTCCATTTTATAATAGCTTCATTTTTTGTTGTAGCTTGTATTGTTGGATTTTCTGGATCTGGTGGAAGTATATCAGTAGGGTCTAATGTTCCTGTTGAACTTGATGTTGCTATGGCTGGTACTGTTATATTCAAAGTTCTAAAACCTGATTTTTTATCTGGTTCAAAACCAACAGCACAAACTTTAAATTTTAAAAGTGCGCCTACTAATAAATTGTCAATTTCATAGGTTGTCTGCGTGTAGTTATTTAATGAAACTTTGTTTTTGCCATTTATATCAAGTTCAATATCAAATTTTATTGCAGCACCATTAGTGCCTCTACTCCATTGAAATAAAGCCCTATTAACTGTGTTATTATTTATTTTTACGTCTGAAAAAGATACAACTAAATCTGTAGGTTTTTCAGGGTTATTATCAAAAGTTGAAATTAATCTATCATCTTGAATTAAATTTGTAGTGCCTGTTGTATCGTCAGCAGCAGCATAAATAGAATCATTATGTTGCGTTGCTGTTATGGTGTATGTTCCATCATTATTATCTTTTACACTTGTGCATCTAAATTTTTGTTTTTGAACAGTATCTGTTGAAATTGCATATACAGATTGTGCCAAAGGTGCAGAACTAAAAGCAGAGCTGACAGTTATAGTTGTGCTGCTTGAGGTGCTTATATCTTTTGTTTCTAAGCTCCCGTCAGATAAAATACAAGTTAATTTTTTATTAGCACCATTGGGTAGCTGAACAGTTTGGTCAGTTGTAATAACTGTTGTTGATGCACTACTTACTCTACCACTTGTTCTTTGACCTGCTCTCATCAAATCTGCAACAGCAAAAACTTGGCTAGGGAAAACAAAGAGTCCGTCTAAACCAGTAGAAAAAGTAAGAACTTCTACATCTAATTCTTCTGCTTTAAGTAAATATTGCCCCTGTCTTTGTGCTTGATATTTTGAAGTACAACCATATGCAACAATTTCTTTTTCTTGAATGCCAAACTTATTTATTAATGATTGATCCTCAACAACAACTTGGTCAATTTTGTACTTATTATTTGGATCGTTATAATTAACTCTTATTCTTGTTGATCTTGTTTTTACTGAAGTCCCAGAATATGAAAATACTCCATTAATAACATTTGAATTTGTATATAAATGAACCGGATCTATATCGGTTCCATCTAAATTCCCATGATCCGCACCAACATTAACAGTATTTGACGCCCAAAATGTCATTCCTCTAAAAACACTTGCTATATATTGCAGTAATTTATAAGCGGTTGTTTGAGTATTGATAATTGTATTTATTGCAAACCTTGGCTCGCTGCCATCAGGTGTATCGACAAGCTGGTTACAATATCTAGCTATTGGGTAAAGATCAGCCAAACTAATATTTTCAACGCTTACAAAATCACCAGCACCATATCTTGTATTAGTTAACATATCAATAAAAATACAAACTGGGCAGGTTGTCCAGGCTAAAACATCAGAAGTCTTACCTGTGTCATCATCTGTAGTCTGTAAAAAATTACCATCAAATTCACCGCTAAATCTTAAACTTCCATCATTTCTTGGGGTTGCATTAGAAAAAATTCTTACTTTTTTACCTTTTATTAAATAACTACGACTTGGCAGTTGTGGAAAAGCCTCGCTTGAAAATTCTAATCCTACACAGGCAGTATCTTTGTATGTTTCTGTTGAAGAACTTAATAATTGAAAAGAATTACATATTAATCTATTACCTCTTTTACCTTGAAACGAAAAATTTTCAGAAAGATCTTTTAAATCTTGTTTTCTAATACTATAATCATTTTCACTACTTACATATTTTCTTATTTTTATAATGTATGGGCCATCTCCTTCAAGTTCAATTTCTGGTGTTATGATCTGATAATTTGTTGTGCTTATTCCTTCGATAGTCTTTTCAAACCTTTCGACAAAACTTTCTTTTCCTTCTTTTACAAATATTTTAAATCTTATTTTTGCAGAGAATAATTGGCCATTGGCAATACCTTCAACAGCTTGACTAAATAATGCTGGTATCGTAAAAATAACTTTAAATTTATCAATATCTGTAGCAGTGATTTTTTGTAAAATTTGACCCGCACCATAATCCCTTTCTTTTACTTCATTATTTGCATCCAGTGTTTCAGAATAATTAGACCCAACTTCTTGGTCAATAGTCACAATTTCTGTTTTTCTTGCAGTTTGAAACTGTTTTAAAACTTGTTGATTTGTACTTCCTGTTCTTAAAATTACATCAACATCACCTTGGTCAAATGTTTCTTGACCAGCAATTTTTATAGGATTATCATTTAAAAGAACAGAAGATGATAAACCATCTGAATCAATAGGGTCTGCAAAACCTTCTATTGGCCCTTCACATAAAAGATCTAAAATTTTTATGGTTGAAATTGATCTAAGTGTCATAATTCAATTTTAGGTTTTAAGACCAGTACCATGTTCTACAAGTTTAAATTCACATTGACTTGTAATAACAGAATGGTCAATCACTTTAATAAGTACTTTATAATTATTTTTTTCTGGAACTTTTGCATACGGCACTTGAACAATAAATCCTACTTTATGTGCTTCACTTGGTTGCAAAAGACCTCTTATTGTAATTTGATGACGACCGACAACATCTTTTGATGAATCTTCTTGAATGATAACTTGAAATGTAATAAAACCATCAATAAAAGTTGTACCGTCACGACCAATCCTATCTATAAGACCTTTAACTGTAAATGCCATCCGATACCTTTTAGTTGAGTGTTGTCCCCCTTTTTCTCCCCTTACTCTTCCCCCTAGTGAAGTTGGTGTCATATGTTGTTCATTATCACCAAAATTTAAAGTTTTTGATAATCCTTTGTAATATTTTCTTCCATTATGTTGCTTAATTGCACCTTTAAAAAGTCTTGCTTCCATGCCAGCAGCATCAGTAAATGATCCTTTTAACTTATCACCATTTAAAGTAAAAGTTTGCTTACCTGCTTTTCTAAAAAATACTGCTCTTGTTGTATTTTCTGACTCAGGTTCTATTTGCGCTCCTACAATTAAACTTCCGGTTAAAACTTGACCATAAACAACAGGAATTGTCTTTCCCAAACCACTTACGTTTGTAGGTCCTGTATAAGCAAAACTTTGCTTACCGTCAGCACCTTTTACTAAAGAGCCGGGTCCACCACTGAAATTTGTAAACGCACCATCAAAATCAATAGTGTCAGGCAAAGTGGGTTGTGGTGCAAGCATTTGTGAGACACCATTTATAAGTAAAGTCATACCTACTGCTGAACCTACTTTTGCTGTAACAGCAGCAATACCAGTCAAACCTGTGTTGCCAAATAATGATAAACCTGCACCCGTACCAAAACCTCCTGTGGCTATAACAAGACCTACACCTAATAAAACTTTACCAACACCTTTACTTCCACTTATGACAGGTGTAACAACTAAATCATGTGAACCTATAGGTAGATTTAATTCTGTATAATCTAATTCTTGATTTACTTGTGTAAGTTTATAAAAAATTCCTTGTTTATGTGAAGTTAATAAATCTTTAGCAAACTCTGGATAATTTATACATAATAATTTAATAGCATCTGCTGGTGTTCTAAGATTATAGTAAACATGGGTTTCCCCATATTTTTTTCCTAAATCATCTAGCAGCAGAATTTTATGCTGCATATCGAAAACACCCTACAGTTCTTTTTCTATAATAATGATTAAAATATTCAGAACAACTTAAAGACTCAAATCTTTGATGTAGAATCATATCATTTTTTAAAAAAATAGCACCGTGCATTGGCTCCTTAGTCCATATTTTCATAATTAAAAGATCATTTGGCTTACGTTTATCAATATCAATTTCATTAAAAAATTTTGGTGCATTTTTTAAAAATATACTTTCACAGGTATCAGGATTGTTTGGCCTTTCATAATTAGGTAAATCAATTCCTAATAAAGCATAATAATCACGCACTATAGAATAGCAATCAAAAATTCCGTAATTCCATTTTCTTCCGACTAAGGATTTATAGTTAACCATTCATCTGTAGGATTTTTATAAATATACCATTTTATCTTCATTGCTTTACAAGCATCAATATCAAGCTGACTTACTGGTTCACCATTTGGATGAGAATGTATTATGTATTGCAATTTACCCTTAGATCTTGCCTTTAAAAAATCTTTTGGATGTATAGCAAAATTATCTTCTGGCGTATCTGAAATATTTACACAGGGATAATAAATATTATCGACAACAATACCACAGGTTTCGTTAGGTTCGTCTTTTAATGCGTGTTGTTTTGCGGACTTTAAAAACTCTTGCATTAAATTTTTACTTTTGCTTCTCTAAATCTTCTTTTTGGTAAACGTAAATTTGTCATATCAATTTTACCACTGAGTTCAAGTACGACAGTCTCAGGATTTTCACTTGCTATTCTATCAACATACCATCTATCATCAGCCTCATATATTGCTGTAGGGTCTGCTGTTGCATTTGTACCAGAAGTAAAATTTACAGCATCCAGGAATTTTTTATTAGTTTTTATTCTTAATACTTCAGCATGAATCGGATTATATAAGATAAATAATGCAGAAATGGCACTATTTGTATTTGCAATTTCAAATTTGGGTCTGGGCAAAGTTCCTTGTGTAGTTTTATCAAAACCTGTAACCTTCACTGGCAAAGCTTCGTATGTAATACTGTTAAAAACTAAATTTGTACTTATTTCATTTGTACCAGCATGATAATAATATGGATCGATTGTTTGTCCATTGACATTTTTGTCAAAAGTAAATTTAAATAATTCTATTTCAGCGGTAGGTTCAAGAGACTGAAACTCAGGACTTAGTTTTAATGAAGCTGGTATTCTTAACGATTGTAAAGCAACAGTACAATTACCTGTAGTTCCATGAACCTCAGTTAAGGTAATATTTATAGGATTAAAAACTTCATCAGGGACATCTTCAAATTTAAATTGATTTGCATTTACTACAACGACACTATAATTTTCTTCCCAATACTGAAGTTGACTATGATCTGATGCAAACCTAACAACATCACCATTTTTAAAAGGGTGGTCAGTGAAATTTATTATTATTACATTTGCAGTTTGATTACTGTCAATTTCAAAGGTAGCTGGTAATTGAATCATGCCTCTGCAACTTGAATAAATGTAGCTGTTATTGTAGCTCTATTTAAATAAGGTATTGTCTTATTCCATTGACGACAAATAAATTTTTTTGATGATTCCCCTTCTGGGGTGTAATCAAAATTCTCTACTCCAGCCCTCAAATCCAAAAAATCTTCTATCTCATCTGCTTGTGTTTCACTTATGTTTTGCCAAGTAAAATTATAAATTTTTAAATTTTGGTTTATACCAAAAGTAGACCTCTGTTGATAACCATCACCAAATTGTGCAATACGAATAGTTGGTGCAGATCTTTTACTTGTTCCATAAGTAGGATTTACAGTGGTTGGGAAATTAGCCATTAGCTCAATAAACCTCCATCCATTTTTTGTTTTACTATTTCAGATTGTACTGCTGCTGCTATAAGTTCTCCAAGTTGTCTGGCTTGTTGTTCATCTCCCTCAACTTGCTGATTTCCAGAAGCATCTACATTAACTACTACATTTGTTGAACCTCCAAGTGCATTATTGGGAATTATAGTCCCTGCACGATTAGGCACAAAAAGTTCTGGACCTCTTTCACCTACTAATGAAGCTCGCCCAACAGGTGGTCTACCACCATTAGCAAATTCTAGAACAGGAGCTGCATCTAAAAATGAACTTCCTGCACCGCCAATAAAAGTATCAGTAATAAAAGGTGCGCTACCTCCTCCCCCACCTCCAAATATTCCTCCTAAAAGATTACTGAACATTCCACCTAAACCACTTACGGCGTTTTGCATGGCCATTTCTACAAGTTGTCTTTGTAATCCTTTAAGAACACTTGAAAGGGCATCTCCAAGAGATTTAGCACCCATTACAGCATCAGTTAAATTTTGTACTAAGTTTTGTTCTACAGATTGACCTATTGCATCAAATTGTTCTTTTAACTTAGCAGCCTGTTCGTTTTGAAATATAAATTTTGTATTAGCTGTATCAATAAGGTCTATTTCTGTGAAAAGATTTTCATTTAACAATTCAGCATCATTGTTAATGAGTTTAAAACTATCAGAAATTTTAATTGAACCTAAATCTAGGTCATTTACAAATGCTTTGCTTAAATCTAAATTCTCAGCAAAAAAACCAGTGTTTGGTACCAAACCTTCACTAAAAGTAAAGCCAATATTTTCTATGGCTATTTCATTTTCTTTATTATTTTCTTTTACTATATTTGTTGATTTTTCTAATTGTTTTTGAATTTCAAGCTGCTTTTGTAATCTTTTTGCAACCTCTTGATTTATAAGAGCATTTGTTATTTGCGATTGCACTGCTGCTGGTTGCCCTTTAAATGTTTCTCCTGCAAAATCGACTGAAACTTCACCCATTCCAAAGGGACCACCAACCATACCAAAAAGACCACCAGCTTGTTCCTGAACAATTCCTTGTGCTTGTTTTTGAAATGCTTTTTTATCAGTATCAGTAATTGTGCCAGAAACAATCGCTTGATTTATTCTGTTTACAAGATTAATTGCAATATCAAGGGCAGATTTTAAAGCTGGTTCTAATTTTTCTCCAACATTTTGAGCCAATGTCTCAACACCATCCTGTAACGTACTAAATTTTCCAGCTAAAGTTGTGCTTTGAGCAGAGGCACCACCAAAGAAGGCACCACCTTCACTTGTAAGATTTATTAATGCTTGGTTAACAAGATCAGCACCAATTTTTCCTTTCCTCATAGCATCAGCAAATTCATCTCCCTGTAATCCTGTTATCCTCTTAAGCTCCGTTGTTATATCAACTCCTCTTTCTAATAACTGTAAATTTTCTTCTTGTTGTAATTTACCTTTTGCCTGTATCTGTCCAAAGGCTGTTGCAATTCCATCTAATTCCGCACCAGTAGCACCAGCAACATCTGATATTCTTTTTGTAGTGTCAACAAGTTTATCTGTTTCAAAACCGAAGGCTTTTAATCTTTTTGTAGTTTCTATTAACTCAGATGCTTTAAAAGGCGTGACCGCACCAAAAGCTTTTAGTTCAGCAATAATAGCATTTGTATCTGCAACACTACCAGTTAATACCTCTAAAGACTTTCTTTGTCTTTCTAGCTCTGCTGTTTGAAAAATAACAAACTTTCCAACTTGCAAAACAGCAAAAGCTGCAGCAAGGTTTTTTATCGTTCCAACTAAAGTATTGACACCTCTAGATGATTGTTTTGCACTATTACCAAATCTATCAAGAGATCGTTTTCCTTCATTAAGTTTATTTTTTAATTGGTTTGTATTTTTATTTAAATTTCTAGTCGCATCATTTACACGTTTAAGAGGTGCAATCGCATTTTGCGCATCAACTATTAATCTGACTGTTGATTGTGCCACAAATACAAATAACTTTTATTATATACTACCTTCTTTTTGCCTTTTGACGATTCATTTCTTGTTTTTCCCTTTCATTTTTAACTTCATAATATGCAGCCCAATATATTAATTCCTCTTCTGTCATAGATTTTCTAAGCTCTTCTAATGATTTGCCTAATTCAGTTGCGAGAAAAAACTCGAAATTTAGCCAAGTATCTCGCTTTAATCTTTTTTTGCTGTATTAATATTAACTTGAATATCCATCATAAATAGCTCAAGTTCATTTAATACACTTTCTGGAAGAAATCTTTGTAAGTTTTCAGCATCAGCAGAAGCAAATGCTTTAGAACCATCTTCATTTTGTGCAATTTGACAAAGAAGTCTTGTGGATATTGTTAAAGCGTCATCAGTGCCAGCAGCAACTTGTGCTTGTTTTCTGTCAAACCTTGTTAGTGGTGGAAAATATATTTCTTTTAAAAGTGAACCATCTGGCTTTTTTAAGATATATTTTCTTCTGTTAGTCATTACATCAGAAAAAGCCTCAGTAATGAGATCAACGGTTCTTTTTGTTGCCATAAAATATTAGGGTTAGTTACCTTAATGTACTACACAGCTGATGTAATGGTACCTGTCATTGTAAATGTTATGGCAATTTCCTCAATTTCACCTAAAGTTGCAGAATGATCTGCATTTGTAATTATACAAGAACCACTTATTTTCTTTGCTGATTCGCCAGAGTCAGGAAAAAGCTCAATTAAAGCATCACCAGCATCACCAGTAACTAATACATCATCAATAAATGCTTGATAATCAGAGTTTCCAGAAGCATTATATAAAAGTGTTGCTCCACCTTCTGCTGAAATTAATCCACCAACAAAGCTTTTAAATGTGTCACCCATTGCTGTAGTTTCTTGAGTATCTTTTGATATTGATAAGTTCCAAGATCTCAGATCGCTTACATCAGCTTCTGTTCCACCAGCATTGTGAAACATCAGTTTACCTACATCACCTTTGGTAGCCATGACAGAAAAAAAGTATTTATTTTATATTAACCTTTTTCTGAACTTTTCACATCTTTTTTTTTATTTTGTTGAGCCTCATAATATTTTCTACAATCAGGATCCCAATAATTTGCTTCTCTTCTACCTTTTACAATTTCAATAACATCAAGCATTTCTTCTGTGATTTCAAGTTTTGGCATAATTAAAGTTCCTCGTATATTTCAAATGTTACTCTAATTTGAGTTTGAAATTTACCTTCTGGACTTGAGGTTAATACTTCTGGGCCAATAGGAGAATCAAAAATAACATCTGAAACTGTAATTTTATTGTAGAGGTCACGCAGCCTTTTGCCAATTGTGAAATTTGCCCCCGCACCGATTCCCTCTTCTGTAAAAATATTTAAAACAACTAAGCCAACAACAATATTCACTCCTCTACCTAAATATCTGCCAGATCCAAAACTTGTTAAACATTGAACAAAGGTGTCCTCAGCTGTGGAATCAAAAGCCATGTTGTTAAATATCACAGGAATGGCAGGGCTTGACGCTAACTCTGTTGCGAGTCTGCCCTCAATAGTTGATCTGACTGTGTTTAAATCAATTGCAGCCATCACGCACTCCTAAATCGATCTGAAATATATTGTTCCAGTTGTTTTGCAATGAGTTCTGGATAGCCTTTTATTGTCCCTTGATTTGTCCTATATCTACCACCCCAACTGTCTGGTAAATTAGTTCCATAAGCAACAGGCTCTGCATATTCAACATCTGTAAAAACAACTCCTTGAAAAGGTTTGATTTCAGTTTGCCAGCTTCTAAACAAATTACCAGTTGTTTTATAATTTACATTTGGAGGTTGAACGTTTGGCGTTGCTTTTTTAATTAATTCAGTCCCTCGCAAGGTTGCATCTCTAACAGTTTTTATAACTTTATCCTCAAAATGATCACCGATTCCTGACAGTCTAATTTCTCTAGCCATAATCACCTCAATACAAGATCAAAACTTACAGGGGTGTTATTTTGCTCATTTATCGTCACTTGAATAATTTTAAACTCAACACTGCTTACAACAACTCGGTCTTTTGTTGTTGGCACAAAGGTAAGATCGCCAGCCGATATTGTTAAAATCTTATCTTGAGACTCAATAAGATCATTAACTTCTGATCTCGAAACATTACTTAAAACCCCCTTAATAGTTGTATCGGAAGTCGACTCGGTTATTGCACCAGTTGTTGTGTTATAAGTGCCAGCAGTAACCTGTCGAATAATTACAT